AACATTGCAGTTAATGAAGATGAATATAACAAAAGAGTATTTGAAGTATTCAAAGATGTTAAACAAGGTATTTTTACAGATGTTACTTAATTTTTTAGATTGGATCGGAAGAAAGCGTACTATCTATGATAGAACTGGTAGTATTCCGTATTTGGTTAGATACTATTTGTTTTTGAAGGACAGAAAGAACTTTCCTTTTAACATTACATTACATAAAGTATTAGTAAGTGATGAACCTACACTGCATGATCATCCATGGAGTTGGGGAGCATTAATTTTAAAAGGCGGCTATTGGGAACATACACCACAAGGTAAGTTTTGGCGTGGTCCTGGTAGTTTTCGTTTTAGAACAGCAAAAGATTTACATTGGTTAGAACTTGCAAAAGATAAAGACGGGAATGAAATTCCTTGTTGGAGTATTTTTTACATGGGTAAGAAAGCACAACAATGGGGTTTCGTTAAGAATGGTAAGTGGATACATAACGAGGAATACTTAAAATAATGATTAAGAAACATTACTATAGTTGGACTGACGTAGAAAAAATGTGCGTTAGCATTGTAAATCAAATGTACGCTGACAACTGGAAGCCTGATTATATTGTAGGTATTACCCGTGGTGGTAATGTACCTGCTACTATTATTAGTAATATGACTGGCATACGTTGCGAAGCAATTAAAGTAAGTCTACGTGATGATACTAGTGAAAGTGAAAGCAACTGTTGGATGGCTGAAGATGCCTTTGGATATCATCAACAGGGTCAAGGACAAGAAGGCAAAAAGATTCTTATTGTAGACGACATTAACGACACTGGTGCTACATTCAATTGGATTAAACAAGACTGGCCTGCAGGTTGTTTACCAAATAGTCCTGAATGGGAAAAGGTTTGGGGTAACAATGTTCGCTTTGCTACACTAACAGAAAACCTAGCAAGTGAGTTTGATAAAGTCAGTTATACCTGTCATGAAGTAAACAAAGTAGAAGAAGATGTTTGGTTAGTTTATCCTTGGGAAAACGTAAGTGAATATCATGCGTGATGACTTGATGGTACAACAACAAGTATCAAACGTATGGCAACATATGGTTGGTGTTATTTGTTTAAATCAAGTAAACAGACTGCAAACAAAACCTGTTCTTACAAGATTGTTTAACAAGTATCCTACTGCACATAGTCTATTGCGTAGTTGTACTATTCCTATGTTAGAAGAACTATTAGAGCCATTAGGTATGCAACGTGTAAGAGCTAAAAGAATTTATAAGATGAGTATACAGATTGAGAGCTGGAATGGTGTTGATGCTACTGACCTTTATGGCATTGGTAAATATGGGTCCGATAGTTATAATATATTTTACCTAAATAATATACCAACCGATGTTCAGGATAAAGAATTAAAACGATATATTGCAGAGGAGTTAGTATGAGCTATGATAATAAATGTACAGTTACATGTACTGATAACGGTAAAGTTGCTGAAGCAGAAGTTGACCGTATTGAGCCTAAAGATTTCTTAAACATCTTTATGGCGAGCAATAAGATACATATGAAATGGAATGGTAGAGTATTTGTAGGAAACGCATTTGGTTTTGAATTTACTACACCTGGACCAAAACAATTTAACAATGCAATTAGAAGAGGCTTTTAATGAAGGCTGACACTTTACAATTAGCAATAACAGAACAAAGAGCACCGTGGACAGACATTGAGATTGATACTCGTGAGTTCACTGTTTTTCGTGATAAGTATCCTGTAACCGAAGGACATTTATTAATTGTACCCAAAGAAGCAACACAAGAAAACATTTTAAAGTGTTTTAATTTTGCTGTTACTATGGGTTATGATAATGTAGCAAGTGAAAAAACTAACATCACAGGCTACAACATAGGTTTGAATGTAGGTGAAAGTGCAGGACAAACAGTCATGTACCCACATGTACATTTAATATTCCGTCGTAATGGGGATATGGAAGATCCGAAAGGAGGCGTCAGAGGCGTCATCCCATCAAAGCAAAAATATTAAGGAAAGGTTATGACATTGAGAGAAACTTTGATTAGTGCAGCTCGTAAACATGCAGAAGCAGACATTGCGGTGCACAAAGCAAATATTGAAGTCTATATGCAGCAGGTAGTCGGTATTGGAGAACATTCTGATATTGTTGAAACTATCCAAAAAGAATTGGATAAAATGGCTGCGGCAACAGATAGACTTGAGATGCTAAACGAGCATTTCAGCTAGTGAATTGGCAAGTAAAAATTGAAGAAGATCCGTACACGAAAGAGTTAACGTTACCGATTCCAACGGATCTTCTTAACCAAATGGGTTGGGATATTGGAGATGATCTCGTTTGGGAGGAGAGTATGCCTGGCACTTCATATACTCTGAAAAAGGTTGACAAACCTGGTGAAAAGAAGGTATAATAGTAATATGAATGATAAAATACAGACATTTGCACAGCACGACTTTAGTAAAACAGTAGAAAAAAAGTTTTACTATTCAGAGATATTTTATAGTATTCAAGGTGAAGGGCATTACACAGGTGTTCCGACTGCTTGGATTAGGTTCTTCTTGTGCAATTTACAATGTAATGGGTTTGGTCAATTAGATCCAACTAATCCAGATACACATGAATTGCCTTTTGAAGACTTTGATGTTGACAGTGTAAAACGTGTTGAAGACTTGCCTGTATGGGATAAAGGCTGTGATAGCAGTTATACATGGGCTAAGAAATTTAAGAAACTAATGGGTCAAGAAACTCCTACTGCTATGGCAAATAAGATTATTGACTCTATTAAGAATGATAGCAATCCAGAAGGTAAGTTTTTACATCCTGTAAGTAAACAAAATCAACACTTGTGTTTTACAGGTGGAGAACCTTTAATGGTTACAGGGCAACAAGCAGTAGTAGGTATATATAACGAATTAAAAAAGCAGGGCAATTTGCCTGGTAGCATGACATTTGAAACTAACGGTACACAAAAACTTAGAGAACCATTCTTAGAATGGGCTAAGAGTATTGACACAGAAATATTTTTCAGTTGTAGTCCCAAACTATTTACTGTATCAGGTGAAAAACCTGAAAAGGCCATTAAGCCTGAGATAGTTGCTGAATACTTACAAGCATCTACAAAAGGACAACTTAAATTTGTTGTAGGTCCATTACAACGTGAATGGGATGAAATGGAAGAGACAGTTGAAAAATTTAGAAGTGCTGGTGTTGATTGGCCAGTATGGATTATGCCAACAGGAGCAAGAGAAGAAGAACAAACCGCAACTGCTGGATCAGTTGCACAAAAGGCATTCCAAAGAGGATACAATGTAGCGGCAAGAGTACATGTATACTTGTTTGGTAATGCTATAGGAACCTAGGAGAATATATGTCATTTTTAACAAAAATGCTTGGCTTAGATAAAATTAAAGAAGTTAACGAAGCCAAAGAACAAGAAAAGAATAAACAACTTAGTCCAAAAGAACTTGCGACTAAGAAGAAANAACCGTGGGTAGGCGTACTNCAAACACACGTTAACAAAGAAAATGTCCGAAATGGCTTCTTTGAGCTTGACTGGAATAGGCATTTCGTGTTACAATTAATTAAAGAAGGATACGGAGTTGACAATGATAAAGAAGAAGAAATTATTGATCGTTGGTTCCGTGAGCTTTGTGCTAATGTTGTTGTTGACGGTGACTTCGGCGGTCCATTAGAAGGAATGGCAACAGGCAACGTAGATATTGAAACAATAAAAAGAGATAACAAATAATGACACACATTCTAGTAGATACAGCAAATACATTCTTCCGTGCAAGACATGTAATTAATGGTGATGCTGATATTAAGTTGGGTATGGCTTTCCATATTACACTTAACAGTATTAAGAAAGCATGGCAAGACTTTGACGGTACACATGTTGTATTCTGCTTAGAAGGTCGTAGCTGGCGTAAGGACCATTATGAGCCTTACAAGCGTAACAGACAAGTTGCTCGTGATGCACTTACAGAAAAACAGCAAGAAGAAGATACTGTGTTTTGGGAAGCGTTTGATACATTTAAAGACTTTGTAGCAGATAAAACTAACTGTACTGTATTACAACACAGAGAGCTAGAAGCAGATGATTTAATTGCAGGCTGGGTACAAGCACATCCAGATGTAGATCATGTTGTTATTTCTACAGACACAGACTTTCAACAACTAATTGCACCTAATGTAAAACTATACAATGGTGTACAAGATGTAACTTCTACACATGAAGGTTTCTTTGATAAGAAAGGTAATCCTGTAATTGATAAGAAAACTAAAGAAGCTAAGGCTGCACCTGATCCGCAATGGTTGTTGTTTGAAAAATGTATGCGTGGTGACACTAGTGACAATGTGTTTAGTGCTTACCCAGGTGTACGTAAGAAAGGCACTAAGAACAAGGTTGGTTTAATGGAAGCATTTGAGGACAAAGACCTTAAAGGCTACAACTGGAATAACTTAATGCTACAACGTTGGGTAGATCATAACGGTGAAGAGCATCGTGTGCTTGACGACTACGAACGTAATAGAATATTAATTGACTTAACTGCACAGCCTACAGACGTAAGAGATAAAATTACAGGTACTATACAGACGTCAATTGATAAAAATAAAAATATTAGTCAGGTTGGTGTAAGACTTATGAAGTTCTGTAATTTATATGACTTGAAGAAAATATCAGATCAAGCACAAGCATACGCTGAACCATTGAATGCGAGGTACATAGTATGACAACTGATTTCAAAGCAAAGCCAGTTTTAGAAGATAAGTTTTGGATTGTTGAAGAACAAGGTCAAAAAATTGGTACATTAAGAAAGAACGAAGATAAGTTTGTTTTCAGTAATGAAAACGGTGTTAAGTTCTATCATAATAAGAAAAGTATTTTAAGTGATTATGGCAAAGACTTTTTTGTTGCTAAAATTGTAAAAGAAGCTGATGATTCTGATCCTAAAGAAGTACATGGATATAAATGTAGTACTAAGCCACATAACTCTATGTTTGATATACAGAAGCGTTTACCTTTGTTTACAAAGAGTCGTGACTCAAAGAGTTTGTATTGTTCAGGGTATTATGTTATTAGATTCGATAAAGGATGGGTTAAATCGTTCTGTCCTAAGCTCATTACACTACAACGGTATGCGTATAAAGGGCCATTTAAGACTGATTTAGAGATGAAACAGGTGTTATCTAATGTCAACAAATAACCTTCCGCAATCACTTCCTACCATNGAAAAGATACTACAACGNATTGCAATTGCAGAAAAGTCACAGCAAAANGANGTAAGAATAACACTACAAGAAGCACGGTCACTTACANTAGAACTATCGCTGTTTACATCTAAACTAGGCACTGTTGTAGCGTCTATAGATGAACAATTAAAGCAAATCAAGCAGAACAGTGANCAAGTTGAAGTGAAATTTGAAGGCGGTCAGTTCTAAAAAAGGATAAATATATACGTAGTTAATTAAAAGGATTACGTATAATGAGTAGACCAAAACCAACAGTGCTTCTCGAACATGTCAATCGAGAATCATANAAGACAGAACAAGTATTAGAGAGCGAAGCAATTTGGGCGGTCTTCTATAAGGGAAAGCCGTTTAANTTAAAAAGCGGAAGTATGGTATCAAGNTATCCCGGACCGAAGTATAAAAAAGTATCGTTTTCTAATCCTGGACACGCTAGAAANTTAGCNAAGAAACTAAATGCACTTTTTAATACTGAAGAGTTTGCGGTATACACGCTTACTTCTGGAGCAAAAGAAGAGTAATGACACATGGATCAAAAGGACAATTATACAAAGGTATTTCTGAAAGCCGCTAATCAGCCTTTTGACACCCCCGACATAAAAGATAAGAGAACATTATGGTGGTATAACATTCGTGATGTTGGCGGGCTACGTCTTACGGACGAAGCTAAAATGTATATTGAACAAATAGCAAAAATTAGAACCTACAAAGTAGACTTTCCAAAAGAATTTAAAATAACACCTAGAGTGCTTTTATGGCTTGACAATTTTATCGAATCACCGTATTATATAACTAAGAAAACAATAACTGTACTTAAAGAAAGGTCTGCTTTTGAATTGTACTTGTTTAGTGGAGATATCAGTAAAATGGGCTATAATAAAGCATTGTCCAAAAGACTTTCTGAAGAAACCGCGGACCAAGATTAACATTCATAAACATAGCATATAATAAATATTAGTGATGATAGAACTTAATCCATTAGACGTACTACGTTCGAGAGAACTTAAAACTATGCCTCCACACTTTGCAAGGTTGCAAGTGTCAAGCAATGATCGCTTTGATCGTAGACTCTACGAATGGGTTAAAACTAATACTAGTGGTAGGTACTGTATTAATACATATCCTGCTGCTAAAGAAAATACGTTTAAGTCTGCTACATTTGTAGGCTTTGAAGAAGAAAAAGAACTAACATATTTTATGTTAGCTTGTCCATACCTAAGGAGAAACTAGAATGGCTGAAGAAAATAAGACACCGGAAACGGTTACAGAAGCAGCGCCACAAAGTGGTCCTGTTCCTACACCAGGTGTAGATCAAAATGCACCTGCACCAGAAGCTGGGGAACCAGCAGCACCAGATCTTAATATTAGTGATCTTAATGCAGTAAAAAGCATTATTGAAGTTGCTACACAAAGAGGTGCATTTAAAGCAACTGAATTAGAAGCAGTTGGTAAAGCATTTAACAAACTAACAGCATTTTTAGATCATGTTGTTAAACAACAACAGGCTGCTGCACCAGGCGCACCTGAAGGAGGACAGCAATAATGGCTAAGGAAATTAAACACGTTGGTAAAATGACCAACACCGGCGATGCTGTAGCTGTAGTATTTAGAACTATTCCAGGTGAATCAAACCAGGCGCTAGTACTACAAACTGCAACATTACCAGATATGTATCACGATAGTTTAATGAAACTAATTGAAACAGATCAAGCTCAAGAAGCATATGAACTTGGTGAGTTCATGTTTAGAAATTCTTTCTCAGACGGCAGACCGATGTTACAATCAATGCAGGCTGATAATAGACTTATTAAAGTTGATACATCAAATGTAACAATGACACCTACATCTTCGTCAGCAATACAATTAAGCGAACTTAACGCTTTAATTGCTGAACAGAAAGGCGTTAGCATTGATGAATTACATAAGTTTGTAAGTGGCGCACCAGATGAAGCTGCTACAAATCCAAGTACTCCAGCACCGGCACAGCCTGTGACTGAAGCAGTTGCACCACAAGAAGGTGTGTTAAGTGACGACGATCTTGCTAAGTCCTATCGCTCACAAGCAGATAGATTAAGTAAAGAAGCAGCACAACTAAGACGCCAAGCTGAAGAACTTGTTCCTACGAAGAAGACTTCTAAAGCAAAAGTGTCAGAGAGTGCCTAGTAAGCATTACTTTAAACCACCGAAGCATCTGGTTAAAGAATGGCCAGAGGTTTTTGACGACCTCTACATGAACACTATGCCTGTTGCATATTTAGATGCAATGATTTTAGAATTTAGTGATGGTAGAGTTTGGGAGATTGATGTTAAAGAACATCTCGTAGCAGATGATCCTGATAGTGTAGCAAAAAAAATGTTACAAACTATGAATGAATATAAAGATACTATTAAGAAAGTAGACTTTAAAATTAATGTTGATCTTCTAAAGAAAGAAATAAAAGATCGAACAGATCAGATATTGTAGTTTCTCACACTTAGGGAGTTAGTAGAAATACTAACTCTCTTTTTTTATCTTGTATTTCCGTAATGAATAACTTCGTGCTTATCCGATGTATAAGAACGCCACGGGTCAACTACAACCGAATCATCTGATAGTTCTACATAAAGCTCTGGATGAGCTAAAAGAACACAAGCTCTAAAAGGTCCTGGATCTGCACCAAATACTAATGGATCAACTTGCATAGGAGTGTAATCATACTCCGTACAATACTGTGCAACTAGTAAAGCATAACTTCCATCAATGTAAGGTACACCTGGTTTATAAGAAATACCATTAATAAGAATAGGAAGTTCTTTTTCTTTTGCAATATCACAAAGTTTTACAGCAACGTTTCGTGCTTGAACTTCTCTAGCATTCATAACTGCATCAAATATATCATAACCAAGATCTAGTTTCTTTGCCATGTACCTAAGTGCAATATTATCTCTTGGGTGACAACTTCCGCCATCTCCCATTCCTGCTTTCATATAACTTGGTCCCATAATACGCTGTGTGCTTTCTGCAAGTGCTGTAGTAACTACATCAACGTTTATGTTACCTTGCTTTTCAGCAACGTCTTGTATCATGTTTACAAGTCCAATTTTAGTACTAATAAATGTATTATAAAATACTTTGATACATTCGCATTCGTCCCAAGTACCAATTACATATCTTGGATCATTCTCCATGCATGTATCATAAAAATCTCTAAGCTCTTTAGCATCGCCTGTTTCGCTGCCATCTTCTGTTCCAATCATTACCATTTCAGGATTGACCATGTCCCAAGCAACTGTACCCATAGCAATCAAATAAGGATTATAAACAAAACGTGTGTTAGTTATTAATGGTACAAACTCACGTCTTACTGTACCGGGTAAAACTGTACTAATAAGCACAAGCATTTGCTTTTTGTTCATATACTTGTTTGCTTCTTTTAAACAATCAATAACAATATCGTATTGGAAGTCTTTAGGTTCTAGATGTGCTGTTGGTGCTTTACCATCATAGTTTGGATCATGTGGAGTAGGTACTGCAACAAATACAATATCTGCTACCTCCGCTACTTCTTTAATAGTATCTTCTACAATGACATAGTCGCTATTCAATGATTTATCTACATCATATCCTAATACAGCATGTCCTTTTTTAGCAATTTCTTCTGCGCAGGGCATACCCAATTTGCCAAGTCCAATAAATCCAATTTTCATCAATCTGTCCTTTTCGAATAGTTATTACTATTTACAATTCAACCTAAAAACGCTGTTTAAGCCTGGCTTTTTGCACTGATACACAAGTAATGCTTATACATGTTAACCACGCTGTATGACGCTTAAAATGCGTTTTAGACACCTAATTCATAGGCTTTATTAAGTGGTTTCTCCCTTGTAAAACCCTATAATTATATTGTGCAATTTCACGCACTTTGGAATGCCATTCTCTAAATTCTGCACCTTTCAAATTGCACAATCTTTCAATTTCATCTACAATTGCTATTGCTCGATCTCCGTGATCTTCAATCTTATCGTATCCTTCATTTATATGAGGATGATAAGATCTGTATCCTAACTTTTTAAGATATTGCAATGTATTTGGAGAACCTATCAACACATACGGATGCCCCATACCAATACATTTAAATATTTTTTCACTTAGGAACGGAACGTCCTCGTAGAATGTTGTTTCACTAATTACACTAAAATATGTTTCTTGATAGTACTTATGTATTGATAGTTGGTGTTCTGCTCTATTAGTAACAAGATCCTCTTCATCAAGATACATTGGCGTTAACTGTTGTACGTCAGAAGAACGTTTTAAAACACGAGAAATCTCTTTATGGGTTTCGTGGTTTGTTTCCAATCGGTTCCATACATGTTTCCAATCTAAATTATCGTCTGACGGTCCTAGGCTAACATATCCATCATCTAGTAATCCTCTATCATGAAGTAGTGTAACCATTAACGGTCTGTGCAAACGCCAGCGTCTATTTAGATTAAGATATTTTTTAGAGTACTTGCGTTTCTTTTCCATGGTAGGTAAACTTCTACGCTGTAGTATTGTATCTTTGCCAGTATTTTCAAATAAAGTAAACCACATAATTTTAATAGGCTCTACATTATTTTTCTTACAATAACTTAATGTGTATTTGTACATAGTAGGTACACCAGATAAAAACACAACTTGACTTGTTGGTATGTCATATTTTTGTATGATATCATTATAAATGGCATCTAAACTGTCATAAAAGAACTCTAACGAGTTGTCTAGTACTAATGAAATCTGTTTAAGTTGTAATTTAAGAATCGTTTCTTGATCTAAAATCGTATCTAAAGGAAAATATTTAAAACTTCTTGCATCAGAAAACATTATGAAATAGTAATCTTGTTTTAGTTTGATACGTCCTAGTTCAGCAGGATTGGTATCTATAGTAACTTTCTGAGGATTATTATCATCGTAGGTTATAAGATATGGTAAATTATCGTTGTTTAAACAGGCCATTATAAACAGCCCGGTGTGTTAGCGTGTTCGTTCCACCATTTTTCTAAGTCATTAAAATTTCTTGCTTTTAATACTTTTTGATTTGTGTGTTCAACAAATTGTTTCATCTTTTCTGTTATATCATGATTTGGTAAGCATTTAGAAATGTATTCTAAATGGTGAGCAGGAGTAGGGTGATAATCAGCAGTTTGACCGTTGCCGCTGATTCCACGTATAGGTGTTTGTGGCCATACACCGTCAAACACTGTACTAAGTATATCTGGTTTTATTGCTGCTAATGTTGGAGCATACAACTGTTTTATATCATCATAATTAGTATCTTTCATTTCNTCACTTAGGTTATTTGAGATCATATCGTCAATCTCAAAAGATGCCATNTTCCACATTTGAAAATCAGCAAGGCCGTTCTTCATGTACTGCCTTGTTAATTCTATAAGTCCTAGATCTCTCATTAGATAAAATCTATAATCAAACCAATTGTATACAAACTTAGCAGAGATATTATTTTGTGTTGTAATATTTCCTGATGTTACCCAACCTTTGTGCCTATATCTATCTTCACGTGTAACTGAACTCCACATAATAATAACTAAATCATCTTTGTTAAAATTATATCTTAAATTTGCTTCTACTAATTGATTAGAAATATAAAGATTACCTGCTCCGGCTTTTCCGTAGTTTATAGTTTCCGGTATCTCTTGTTTGATAATGTCAGCCCAGGTTGGCCATTTGTATCTAGTAAAACTACAACCAAATGTAAAACATCTTTTATATTTGTTAAACTGTTTCAAAGTATTTCTCCGCCGATTTTATACAATTAGTTATTGCATCTTTATAAAAGTCTTGTGTTCTTGCATGTTCAAAGTTATGTTGTACAGCAGGATATGCATATAGTAAACGTCTTTGCTTAGTTTTAAAATCAAGACTGATCCACTCTTTTAAATTTTGTTGTACAGTGTTAAAACGTTCTAATGGATCTACAATTAAGTCGTAGGGCTTACTAAATAATTTAAAGTCTGTTTTAAATCCTAATGAACGTAAACCAGCAAGTGTTCCTCTTGATGCAATTGTAATAAAAGGATGTCCAAGCATAATAGGTTTAAACAATTTTTCTGTTAAAAATACGCTGTCGTCAAAGAATATAGTTTCAGTTACAACTGTTAGTAACGTGTTTGCATATAGTTCTGCATTGAAACTATTAGCAGCGTTTGTAACGCTCCAGTCTCCATCAAAAAATCTTGGAGTAAACTCTTTGTGTCTTGCGTAATTCTCTTTACCAATCAAGTATTCTGCATTTAGATCTTCGCCTTCTTTAACTTCGTTACATGTAACAATACCTTTGTCTAATAGTCCACTAATGCCTAAGTCTGTTACGTGTGCAGCTCTATGCGGTCTATGCACCCTATTTAAACTATTAAATGCTTTACTATCTTCGTTGTACATTGCACCTTTAATTAACGGCTTGTAAGGCATAGATTGATTCATAAATATTTTTAAGAAGTGATTTGAATATGCAACTTCAAACATACGTGCATTGCCTGTTTTTTCTAACCAATCTTCGTAATGCTTTTCTACCAATTGGCTTCCTTGCATAATATAAACAGACATTGGTGGTAGTCCTCTTTCAATTGCAGCATCATGTATACGCTGCCAGCCGTCACCTAATGATTTGTGTATAAAGGGGCCTCCTTCTTTGTCAGCACCAATTACAAGTCTTAATCTTTTTTTCTTTACTAGTTTTACAATATTCTTTGGTAATGCAGTTATAATGTCTGTCGGTCCGTTGTGTACAGAGCTAAGTCCTGTCCACCAACAAGGATCACCATTAACATCAATATAATATATGCCAGGCGAATTTTGACAGTTTACTAACTCTTGCACAGGCTTCTTCATGGTGCGTAAAGTTTGTTTAACAATAGAACCTTTAGAAGTTAGATACCAATCAGTTTCATCTGTAGTAGAAAGATGAGCTAAATTTTCTGTTGATTCGTCTGTAGTATCAAAGTAAAAATTCATTAAGTTAACCTTTTCAATTCTGGAAATGTTTCTGCAAAGTTTTCATTTCTAATTATATCATAATGATGTGTACGGTTTTTAAATTGTTGTTTTGTTTTCTCATTAAACTTAGAACTGTTTATATAACTTACAACACCCTTTAGCATATCATCAATATGCTTATTATATTTTTTACCTTGTATCTTTTCAATAATTTCTGTTTTAAATGAATCATCTAATACTGATGCAGTATAATATTCTGGATATTGTATATTATACATCTGTGGGAAATAATCTTCAAGATCAAAAAATCCTTCATTCAATACATAATCAAAAAAGTCTGTTATTGTATATAAATTAAAAACACTAACAACTGTATTGCTTTGCATCTTAATATGAGGACATTCTTGTTTTATTTTTTTAATATTACTTTTAACCAAATCCCAGTCTGTTCCTGATCTAATATACTCTGCTCTACTACCATAATGATCTAAACTTGCACCTATGTGTATAGTATCAAAGTGTTTCCATAGCTCTAAGACGCTCTTAGACTTGTATTTTAGCACACTACAGTTACTATTATACTCTAACTTCACATTTGTTTTACCTATTGAAATAAGGTGTTCTAGTATGTCATAATGCTTGTCTGTGAGCAAAGGTTCTCCGCCTGCAAAGTAAAATGTTTCAATATCCCTAAAGTGCGGAAGGAACTGGTTATACAACTTATCGTTGTCATTACCATCTGCTAAAATAAAAATAGGTTTCTTTTCACCTTGTGCATTATCTTCTTGCGCCCATGTGCTAGAGTATGTGCTACTACAACTACGGCATTTAAAGTTACAAATATTACTCCAACGCACATCAAAATGTTTTAGATGCATTACTGGTAGTGTACCATCAGCTTCTGTATGTGCTATTAGACCAGCAGTATCACCAAAGTATGGATTACGATTAGCATGTGTTCTTGAGCTTTCGGCTCCGCCATCTTCTATATTATAACACGCTTGACATTCTACACAACGTTTACCCTCAAGCATATTTTTACGTATTTTCTTGTAGGGGTTGTCATTCCAAATTTCTTTGATTGAGTTTTGTCTTACATTACCTAAGGGCTTGTCCCACTCACCGACACAACAAGGTAACACCGACCCGTCTGGGTTTACATACATATGTAACCAAGGGTATATGCAAAACGTATCAGATAGCTTCGCAGTCATAGTAGAAGTCCTTTAGATCTGGAAACGTATCAGTAAAGTTAACATTTCTGCGTTTATCATATTCAGTAAACCACTGATAAAAATCTCTACGGCCTTCTGTCAATCTGTTGACATCATACTGTGTTCTTTCCATATAGTCTACTACACGTCTAAACTTTTCATATTCTAGTTCGCTAAATTTATGCTTATCTTGGTCGTCCATATTATCAATAATAAATTGTAAGTGTTTCTTCATGTATGGCATAAACATTTCTTTAGGTAAGATATTCATATCATATTGTAAAGGTTCTTTTAGATACGGAGTATCAAATCTAATTCTCTGCCATTTAGTTTGATTATCGCTATTATATTTTATACGCCAGTCTAAGAACTTTTGCAATAGTGTACTAAAGTTGGTTACAGTTAAAATATTAAACGTAACCATAAATGTTAAAGGCATATTAGTTTTAGTCATGTATATGTCTAAGTTCTTTTGCCAAAGCTCTAAATCTAATCCTGTTCTAATATACTCTGCTTGTGGTCCCCATGTATCAATACTAGTAAAAATTTTAAAGTCTTTGATGCAACCTTTTTCAACTAAATTGTTTACCTTGTCAGTAAATCGTTCAATAAGAATAGGCTTCACACCTAAGTTAGTATTAATGTTTAGTTCTAAGTTAGGACATGGATTCTTTTCAAGTTCGTCGAAAACTCTCCATGTGCTTTGCTGTAGTAATGGCTCACCTCCAGTAATACGTAAAATTGTAAGTGTCTTGCGTAACTCAGGCCACCATTTCCACCATGCTTTAACATATGGATTTGTTTCTTCATTTTTGTGTATTTTAAACCAGTCAATATCGTTCCTATGGTTCTTAACCATAGTGTACGGACCTTCCTTTTCAATTTCTTTATAATAACTGCTAGAATGTTTAGGGTGACAATAACCACACTTAAAGTTACATTCATTACCGAATGACACTTCAACATATTGCGGATTTACATTTGCCATTGGCTCTTGTTTAATTGCGTTAAATCTTTCTGGAGTATATATACTTGCATTACGTTCTTTACGGTCACTAATGTAATCTTTACCCATACATTCAACATTCCAACAATAGTTGCAACCACTAGGCTTTTTGCCGTCTATCATCATTTGACGTTCTGCTTTTTTCTGTTGTGTGTTGTGCAATGCACTTGGATCTGCTTCAATTTCATGCAAAGGTATTTTATGCGGAGCAGGGTGATAACAACTGTGTGTTTCTCCTGTACCTAAGTATAGTGTTGTATGATGCCATTTGGCCAGACAGAATGTAGGACTTAGCTCGTCCATGATAGGAATAAACTTTTCTATTCTTTCCTTATCGTGCATTAAACTGTTCCTTTAACCAATCAAAGTCATTTATTTTACGTAAGTTATCTGGCTTGTTACTGTTTGCAACTCCGTAAGCTCTACCTGCTTTTGCTCCTTTAAGTGCATACTCTGCAAAAGGTCCTTTTGCTTCTTTACACCAAATATCTAAACGTTTATCAGTTTCNATGTTATCTTGTCTATTAATAGCTCTACTTGCTAGTTTAACACATTCTCTAAATGAACTTTTCCATGTACTGTATTCATCGGTATCAAACACACTAATGTTACTTACTTCATTCATAGCTTTAAACTTTGAAGACAGACTGGTAGTCATATCAGTAGTAAAATCTGTAATGTTCATAACTGCTTTTCTTGGTAGTAATTTTACACCACCGTAACCATATTCTAAATCATTTACTGCATTTTTACTTCGCCAAACATGTACCATATCTTGATCCCAAAACGGAACACGATGATTAAATTTAAAATGTTCAATTAGTTTAGCATCACCGTCAACTACCCAAAACATATCTGTTTCACATAGTCTTGCTGCTTCCATATGTGCTTGATGAATACCTTTTACATCACGTACCCAACGTAGTTTTACACTAGAGTCTTGTACTCTTATGATGTCTTGTAGTTCTTTGAAATGCTTATCTGCATTTTTTTCTTTATAACTTATAAAAGCAATATCATATGACGTTGGTCTACTACTATTTTGTTTTATATCTTTTTTATTTGTAAAGAATCTTGAATTAAATTCACGCTGTGTTACAGGACGCTCTTTTGAAAATAATGTAACACCGTCATACCATTTGCTATTTTGAAAACAGTGAGTAAGTTTTCTATGATAACTATCGTACTTAGGAATATAATAATCAAATTTAAAACTATCGATAATATTTAGATCAGGATATACTCCCCAAAACATATCTCCTGTTGCTTTTTCTTGAGCTTGTTTATAATCGTCAAACGTTTCTAAATTGAATACTTCCCACTTCTTAGGATTACTGGCTACTACGTTAACTTCTTTTTTATTTGTAAAGAATCTATAATCAAATTCTCGTTTAGCAATTTTATTATTTTTATGGCAAATAAAAATACCATCGTAAGTTTTATCATTTTTAAAAACGTGAACAACATCTTTATCCCAAGCAGGAACTTGATATTGAGGAATGTCTGTTGGAACTACATCATCAGGTATGCATAGTATAAACTCTGAATGTGCAATTTCTTGTGCTGTAACAAGTCCTTCGTAACTGTCTAGTTTAATAATGTCGTAAGGTTTAGGACGACTTGCTAGTATATCAATTTCTTTTTTATTTGTAAAGAATCTATACTTCCATTCTTTGCTCGATACGTTTAAGTTTTTAGGAAATAAGCATACACCATCATAGTGTTCGCCATTCTTAAATACATGAATATATTGATTGTCCCATTCAGTAAGTCTGTATGTAAAATCAAAGTCTTGGTCTATATGTAAACAATCCCATACTACCCAAAAGTTTTTTGTAAGAGTCTTTTTATTAAGTGTTTCATAGCTTTCACAGTTTTCTATTTTCTGTGCGTGTGGAAAACGTGACTTGAAATTATTCCAAGAACTTACGTTAACCTTAGAATCACTAATAAAAAAGATATCATACATATTTTTTACTATAGTAGGTTTGTCCTAGGTTCAATGCTTCGTCATATAGATCCATTGTATACCTACTTGCATCAGGTTCTAGCCACACCCAATCAAGACCTAGGTTTAATTTAATTTCGTCTCCTAGACGTTGTATTTCAGCAATACACGCTTCACTATCTTTTGAAAAATGCTCTGCTTTATCTTTATATATTTCGCCCAACATTTCAAAATCTCTAACTTGTATATGATCCCAGTCTGTACAATTAGTCATATAGGTTCCTTGCCTTGCACCTAGTATTGACATTATACCATTTTCTACATGTGATCCAACCGTTGACCACATTCTAAGTCTATGAATATTATGCCACCAAATTCTTTCTTTAATTTCCATAGGTGGTAGTTTTAGACCATCAAACAATGTCATTTTAACACCTTCTCGAAATCCTGATCTCCATGCATGATATGGATTGCCATTTATTTTTGTGTCGCTATAAGTTACTGGAAAGTTTCTATAACCTGTTTCCCAACAAAAGTCAACTTGCGCTCTTTCGCTATCTGCATTTTCATGTGTTTTCATATTAAGTAAATGATCCTTAGACCATAACTTTAATCCGCCGTTACCGTAACGTAATCCGTTAACAGTATTCTTACCACACCAACTATATACTTTAATTTCTTCTTCTGACATGTCTAAGTCAAGATTAAAATATTCAGGATATACTATATTGTCTGCATCAACGGTAAGCAACCAATCAGTTTCAGATTGTTCTGCACATGCTTTATGTGCATGATCACTTCCTTTTACACCATGTACACGTTTAGCCCATGGTAACTTATTGCATAGATCTGCATAATGCAAATCAGCAAAAGGTTCATCATAAGATAAAAAGAATA